CCACCACCGACGCTGCCACCACCACCGACGCCATCACCACCACCGACGCTGCCACCACAGACACCACGACCACCACCGACGCTGCCACCACCACCGACACTGCAACCACCACCGAGACTACCACCACAGACACTGCCACCGACACTGCCACCACCACCGCAACCACCACAACCACCACAACCACCAAAACCACAACCACCAAAGCAAAAGGCCCACCCCGTGCCAAAAAGACCAAACAAAATGTAGTCGGATGATAGGCCAACGGCAATCGCGTTTGGGGAGGTGACGCACCCGTTCCATGACGCGAATCGCCTTAAAGACCACGGCGCCATATCCAAACGCCACATGACGCAGGTTATTGTCATCAAAGAGGCGGTGGAGAATAAAAAAACACTAACATTTCGGATACCCAAAGAGTCTCTGGGCAAGATCCAACAGCGTGTGATGAGACTGGCCCGATTTTCCATCCCGTCGTCCGTGTTGTTTGTGCACGAGAATCAGCCGGTCTATATTCACATCGAAAACTCGACGACCAACGTCAGCTCGACGGACCAAATCAAGTCATGCACGTTCATGACAAATCCGGCGAACGTCTCCGCACAGTCTGTCGAGTACGCCTCCGACTATGCGGTCGAAATCCCCAAGTCGGTCAAGGAACACACGTCGGATATGGTCATCCACGTGCGGTCGCTGCTGCACGACGCGAATCCGGTCATCTTACCGTCGCTATCGACGTTCTCGTCGGTCGTGCTGGAGTGCAACGGCAACGTGCTCACCTTCGGGGAGCACGACGTCATCCCGTACGGTCGATACGACGCGGGGATTTTCGCGTGGAGGATGATGAGCGACCTCGTCGAGGGCCCTTCGGGGGCGTACTCGACCGATACGGTCATGTTCACGCAGTCGCACGGAACATCGTTCTCCAACATCGCCAAGGTGTTTTCCGTCAAGTACGACTCGAGCGAGGCGGACGCTTGCTTCCTTCAGTTGCGCCCGCACATGTGCAACTGCAAGCTCACGAGCCTTCACGTCGAGTACCGCATGCAGGAGTACCCACCCCAGGGGATGTATTCCGTCGCCGACATGAACACGGCGCTGCATCAATCGAGCAAGTGGAACGTCATGACGTTCCAGGAGATTCTGGACAGCTACCCCGCGAGCACGCTCCTCCCGATTCTCACCGGCACGCTGACAATCGACGACAACGCCAAGTCGGGCGAGATTCACGTGGACACGCCGACCGTCAAGTGCCCGAAATGCGCCGTCTCGGGTCGCTGGAGCATCAACACGTGCACGGGGTTCCTCATCCGACTCCTCGGTCTCACGTTTCCGCCGGCCCCTCCGACCGACGCCTCGTTCCAACTGTGCACGTCGCGCATCGTCTCCACGCGTAACTTCGGGCTCGACAAGCGTGACCGCGCCACCGTCTCCTGCACCATCAGCTCGCCCTTCTGGATCACCGACTCGTTCTGGTTGAGTGCGTACCAGCACTCTTACAAGAAGAAGGCCTTTGTGCATGACTGGCGGATACGGTGTGCGCACGCGCCGACGCGTGGCGTCACCAAGGTTGTGGACCGGAAAGTGAGGGCGTCCGCGGGCCTCGCCGAAGCCGCGACGCTCGACGACGGGCTCGGCGGTCTGTTGGCGGATGCCGAGTTTGTCGAGCATTGGAACGACGCCCGGCGACTGTACGAGTACCACGTGTCGGTGAGAACGGTCGTGCAGCCGTTCAGCAACGCGACGACGTGCATCCTCATTCTGAACGGCGAGCGCGTTCTCGCGTGCTCGCACCCGATCGCGACGATGCAGATGAATGTGATCAGACTCGAAGCGCAGAAGGCCGAGCTCGAGCGCGTCGTCCGGGAGCACGCAGAACTCCAGCGCAAGGTCCGCGAGCTCTCGGCGCGCGTGCCCCCACCACCGACGAACGACCCGGCGGCGCAGGAGCTGACGCGGCTGAAACAGGACCCACTGTACACGATGTCGGTGGTCGCGTACGAGAAGGAGTGCGAGAGCGTCGACCGCTCGCTGCAGACGACGATGGCGTCCGTGCGGCAACTGGCGACCACCGACTGGGTGTTTGAGGTCGTCTGGTCGTCCGCGTTCTACACGACCCGATTCGACCTGGCGTTCGAGTCGCTACACGCCAACGTGCGGACGCCACACGTCGCGATGTCGCTGTCGATGTACGTCGAGGATACGTGCCTAGGGTCGTACCAGGTGAACGATGCGTGCAGCACGTACGAGTTTGTGTGCAACGCGCCGTTCTTGGCGAAGAAGGTGGTCGTCAAGTGTGGCCAAGTCCGAGAGGCCAACTGGCGCATCGTGTCCGTGTCGCCGGTCGTCCTGTCGAGCGCGTACGAGCTTGACCATCCAGTGCGCCTGTGGGGGGCCACGCGACACGATGCGCGATGCATGCTGCTACAAACCAGCCCGGACGAGATGGAAATGCCCATCGACATGTGCCCGGTGCACGCGGAGCAGGCCGTCAACTCGTTCCCGATCCTCTGCCCGCACAAGCCCAACATCAACTCGTACTTGTGGTTCCTGGACTCGTCGGCGTCGTGGATGCTCGTCCCTTACAAGCGAAACGCATCCCACCTCGACGACCGGTCGTCGTCCGTGTTACAGATTGGCATTTACCTGACGTAAGCATGCATGTAGGCCGTGGTGGCGACTCACTGGAGACTCACTGGAGACTCACTTGCGACTCACTTGCGACTCACTGGCGACTCACTTGCGACTCACTGGCGACTCACTGGCGAACAAACCGTCGTGTCCGGTCGCGTCTGAAGGCGAGGATGGGAAGGGAAGGAACCGGCGTATATGGTATTGTGGTGAGCAAAAATCGATGACAACAAAAGCAAGGACTTGGGTAGGTCAACATCCGAAAAGGTAATGGGTTGGACAGTTGTATGCTCCCCAAACGAAGATTTTGGAAGGTCGGACAAACATTTCAGAGTGCGTTTTCGAATCACTTTTCAAGGGTGTGAGTACTAGATTTGGGCGACACAACCCATGTGGGAAACAACGTTGAAAAGTGCTTCGAAAACGCACTCTGAAATGTTTGTCCGACCTTCCAAAATCTTCGTTTGGGAGGGTAAATTGGAATCCATTTTGGGACATTAACGTGCCCAAATAATTGCTTTTGTTGTTATCGATTGTTCTTATCTACGTTTTCATACGTGCCTTACCCGAGGCCTGAAAGTGCCGTTTTACACTGCATCGCTTCTCCGTGTACAAGTCGCTCCAGCACAGCAGCGCGTCGGATGAAAACGTAGATAAGAACAATCGATAAAAACAACGCGAGATTTGGGTAGGGAGCCCTGCGGAAAAATGACCGCTCGTGTCCATTTTTGGGTGCACGCCACTCAACCGTGCCAACGCCTTGCTTTTGTTGTTATCGATTGTCCTTATCTACGTTTTTGACGAGCCTTTACCTGAGGGCCGAAAGTGCGTTTCTTCGCTCACCACAACGGTCGTGTACGTGTGCAGTACGTGGGAGGATGTGGTCAGACTGCAATGTTGGCACCGCGGATGACCTCGATTCCAAAATATCCGTTGTAGTTGGTCGATTCATCCGTATCCGCCGTGCACTTGGGGACCATCGGCGTGTTCGCTTGTACGTAAATTCCGTGGATGACAAGATTCACCTTATCGTTGGTGTTCGATGCGGAAAACTGTGTCCAGAATTGGAAGCCGGCCTCGGTTGGCACGTTCCCCGACGCGTCGAATAGAGAGTTGTACAGCGCATTCAGAAACACCGTCGTCAGCTTGCTCGGGTCAACGTTTGTTGTGTTGTTAGGTGTGCTCGTATCGACCTCTCGCTCGACAAACGTTGAGAACCGTGTGCATTTCTTGACCGTGAAGTATGGTCTCACATACAAGCTGCTCGAGGCGGCCGACGACGACGCGTCGTATGACCGCAGGGGCGTGTCTTGCGACTTCCAATTTTCCCTGAGAATGCGAATAAACTCGTGTAGAAAAGCCGACGACGACGCCTGCTCCGGAATATTCATGTTGTACAGAATCGGCGACCCGACTGGCAGCACCGTCACTGGATTTGTGAAGGCACTCCGGTCGAGTTTGTGGTTTTCTAACGATACGAAGGAGGTCCAAATGCTGTTGCTCATTTATTGTGATTTTTTTTTAAAAAAACACGCCCGTTCCGGCCGAAGCATCATGACACCCGCTACGTACGGGCCGTTACTTACGGGATGCACGTCGTGCCATTCCTGCTCACCGCGCCGGCACTCGCGTCGATTCGCCTGTAGTTGCGACCGACCGTAGGCGCACTAAGCGAGCACGCGAGCCAACATCGTCAGGCCGTTGTTGTGGGTGAATCGCTCGTGCAAGACCCACACGCCCGCGTTCGCTTCTAGAAACTCTTGTACAGCGGGCCACAGGCTGCGTGTGATCTCGTCGACGGGAATCCCCTACTCGTGTGGCGATGGTCAGTGCACACGGTCTGTCGCAGGCGGTACTCGCCACACACTGCATAAGGTGCTTAACCCTACGTTTACGCATCGCTCACGCGCTGCACGTGCAGGAGAGTCCGGGCGTGGTGCGCCTTGTCGCTTGTCGCTTGTGCGTCCTCGAATTGCACGAGGGTTCGTCCGTCCTCCGAAGGCACGAACCGGATGCCGTGCATGCACTCGCTCTCGGCCGGGACGACGAGGTCGGCGACACGCCCGACGGGACAGACCAACTTGGTTTTTCGGACGTGTCGAAACGTGTGGCCGACCTGCTTTAGTTTCGCATAGGTGACTTTGAACAGCGGCGCCTCTCGGCAAAACTGCGACATAAGAAACGCCGTCATCTCGGAGTAGTCCGTCGCTCCGATGTCGTCCTTGTGCTGCTCGATTAAGGATAGCATCTTGGTAACGACATCTTGCTTGTAGTTTCCGCCCATTTACCGCACTTGTCATGCCGTTAAGTGGTTTGATTGTGCGCATTGCGCCGACTCAGTGGCGACTCGCTGCCGTCTCAGTTGCGAATCAGTGGCGACTCGCTGCCGTCTCAGTTGCGAATCAGTGGCGACTCGCTGCCGTCTCAGTTGCGAATCAGTGGCGACTCAGTGGCGACTCGCGGCCGTCTCAGTTGCGACTCGCTGCCGTCTCAGTTGCGACTCAGTGAGTCAGTGGCGAGTCACTGCCGACTAACTGCCGACTTGGTGCCATCGGAGTCAGTGGCGAGTCACTTGCGAGTCACTTGCGACCATTGCGCGCGACCAAGCACATGCCCCCAAACGAAAAGTGAAAAGTGGTTTAAACCGATACAGGCATCAGAGATGGACGAATGGCCAAGACAAAGTGCGATTACGAAGACGAGACGACTGGCAAGTGCACCGCGCAATGCGCCATGATCATCGGAGATTGCAAGTTTTGCCAACGCCGATTTTGCGGGAAGCATCGCCTCCCGGAATCACACGTGTGCCCCAATATCTGCGCTTGCCAGAATGAGCAGTTTGAGCGAAACAAAAAGGCGTTGCTCTCCAACACCTGTGTGGGCAAGAAACTCGACAAGGCGTGAGCGACGCCGAGCGTTGTTCTCGGTGGACTCAGGAACTGGCATCATGCATGGCGAACAACAATGGCGCGCTCTCGCACCCACTACTCAACGAAGAACTGGAATACGTGAGTACTCAACATAGGCACGTGTTCCAGTTCCATGCTCTCCAAGCGACGATTTGGGAAGGTAGAACCAACCTAAGTTCCTGCTCCCCAAACGAAGATTTTGGAAGGAGGAACAAAAGATGAAATCTTTTCGAAGCACTTTTCCATGGGTGAGAGTACTCGATGTGGGCCACTAAAGTACTCAATTTGGGCCATGAACCATTGAAAAGTGCTTCGAAAATCATCATTTCATCTTTTGTTCATCGTTCCAAAATCTTCGTTTGGGAGCCAGAAAGTTAGTCATGATGATGTGTCATTCGAAACGACGAAATCACAAGATGATGATATCATGATGACGTGTCATTCAACATCATTAAGGTGCGTGCATGCGCCATGTAAACGTGACACATTAAATGTTTGGCGGACATTCGTTCGTGCATGCCACAGACCTGCTACATGTTGGTGTGTGTCGAATCAGACTCACTGTGGCGACTCACTGGTGAGCAAAAAAGTCGCACTTTCAGGCCTCGGGTAAACAGTATGAAAACGTAGATAAGAACAATCGATAACAAAAGAAGAAAGTATTTGGGCATGTTAATGCCCTAAAATGGATTCAAATTTATGCTCCCCAAACGAAGATTTTGGAAGGAGGAACAAAAGATGAAATCCGGATTTTCGAAGCACTTTTCCACGGTTCGTGGCCCAAATTGAGTACTCACGCCCTTAGAAAGTACTCGAAAATCCGGATTTCATCTTTTGTTCCTCCTTCCAACATCTTCGTTTGGGAGGGGTAAAATTGTCCAAACCATTACATTTTCGGGCGTTTTCCTACCCAAATCATTGCTTTGGTTGTTATCGCTTTATTATCTACGACTTTCATGCAACTTTATGACTCCCAAACGAAGATTTTGGAAGGCCGAACAAACCGTCCGGAACATCTTTTCGACGCACTTTTCAAGGACGTGAGTACTCGATTTGGGCTAAGAATCGTTGAAAAGTGCGTCGAAAAGATGTTCCGGACGGTTTGTTCGGCCTTCCAAAATCTTCGTTTGGGGAGCATAAAATTTCTGAAAGGTTCTACCGTCCAAACTCTTCGTTCGGAGAGGCTAAGTTACTTATGAATGAGGACACGCCGTTTTCAAATCTAATGTTATACAGAGGCATTTATTTGTTTAGCCCGCGTGGTCCCTGCACCTGAGACCATTCGCATCTATTTATATCACCATTTTGGTTCTTTGCTCGGCAACCGGCCGCAGGCGCGTCATTTCACGATGTACAAGGTGGCGTGCTCGAGAATAATCGACTCGTGCTTGTACTCGGAGTGTCGATAGAGCGACGTAACCTTGACAAAGAACGCATCCTCGCACGCGTCGTATATGAAAATCCGCATCGTCGTGTCCTCCGTAGCGATGATTGCGATGCACATGGAGTCGCGCCGCAAATCGCTGACGACGGCCTTTGTGCTTTTGACGACGGTTCTTTGGTCCGCAAAGATGACGGTTCGGTCCGAAAGCGCGGCAAAGGGCATGCGGTAGCATCGGTCTTGCGGGTCGCTCGTCGACACTTGCACCAGGACAACGCTCCGGATGTGAATGACGTGAATCGGCTGGTGAATTCGCACGGGTGGTTGTGAGTGTATCGTCTCAAAGGTGTCATACGGGTCCTTAATGGCGATTCGGTCTTCGTACTGCTTTGCGGTCATGCTACTTTTGAATGTCGGCCTTAGCCGGCGCAACAACCGAAGCGGGTGGTCGTGGAGGTGGATGTCGACGTCCACGTAGTCGAGTATCTTTTTGTAGTCTAGGGCTAACACTGCTAAAAATGTGAACATCGATACATGCAATAACGAAGTCGTCATTTACTTATCCATTTCAAAATACTCTCGTAGTTTGGAATCACACGCGTAGGGGGTGTGTGGATATGATGATGGACCCGATGGTTTTGACTTTTGAGCCGTCCAAACGAAGATTTGGGAAGGATGAACAAACGATGAAATGCGGATTTTCGATTCAATTTTATTTTGTTCCTCCTTCCCAAAACTTCGTTGGCCCACGTTGGGGAGGGACACGTTTGGTTCGAAACCACGGCCAGCGCACATCCGACTGGTCCGTTCGACGACTCATCGTCTGGTGGGACCAAACACCGACACTTCGAACGAGTTGATTTCTGCCTTGTAATGCACGCGATACGTGCGCGGTTGTGTTACAGGCGGCATTCCACCGGTCATTCCACTCGACGGCCCCGCGAGATAAACGTCGAAAAACGCCGATCTCCCCGTGCGAATCAAGCGACTTAGCAGGTGGTGGTGAACGTCAGGAAAAGGTCGCTCTCGATTGCAGGAGGGTTGCTCTCGATTGGCGGAGTACAGGACATCTACCCCGTTCAAAACGATGCCCTGACAGTTGGCGGAGGATACAAGGCGCTGCAGTGCAGCCGTAAACTCGCTGTACAACGCCCCATGATCAGGGTATTCGGTGTCGAAGAGCGTCTGGTCCGCATCGCCGAGCATAGTCGAGTCAACCCTCGCATCGCATACCGGGAAAAGTGGCTGTATTGTACCATCACCGTCCACGTAGATGTTCATCCGTAGTATTGACGACGGTCCTGTTTAACACAAGCCTGGGCCCTCCTCCTAGCATCGCGACTACCGAGGTCAAATGTACAAGTGGCAGGAGGCGTACGACGGTCATTCCATCAAGGCGAAAATGATTTGGGAAATCCGTTTCGCCCGATTGTATGTCATGGAGGACCGCGTGGCGTCTCTCCATTCAAAGAGTCCATTGAGTCTCCAATCGTCCCGTCGCACCTGGACCGTACCTCTTTGTGCGCTAGTATGGTGGACTCTTCGGAGCTGCACCACGCGACCGTCCACTCATCCACGGGGCTTTTACAACTCCGCTCTGATTCTATCGAGCCACGTCTCGAACACTACTGTATATGCCCAGTCACTCCCACCTATCGACGACGCTCCGACCGACGACGTTCCGACCGACGACGTTCCGACCGACGACGTAGTCGACGATGATGCGTGGTTTGTTGCGCAGTTGCTACTGGGTCGCACTGGACGACATAGTCAACGGTTCGTGTCGTAAATCACGCGGACACGAAACTGTACGAATCAATATGACGTGAACACCAGCTATAGTGCATAAAGACCCCGGTCGGTTTACACAACCAATGACCCGGAAAATAACCTTTCAGAGTCATGGTTGAGCACCCCCACGCGGCGGCTGGGCCGCTCGTGATGTGTGCAACGTTTACAAAAAGATAATTAAATGAATGGGTTTCAAACCAAGGACCAGATGCAGAAGGTTGTGGACGAGATCAACATCTACCGATGCATGCACGGCTCTCCGCCACTGACCGTCAATAATGAGATGGCTTCCAACACCTACAGTCACTTTAAGACTGCGACGCGCATGGCACATTCCGATTCGTACGGGCTCGCCGTCAAGGATGGGGGACCGTCCGGCGAAAATCTGGCGTGGGGGGCGCCTTTTGTCGACCCGGTCAAGTCGGTCGGCATGTGGTACGACGAAATAGTCGACTGTAAAGAAATTCCGGGATGCCAAACCAGCAAAAACAACAACGCAGTCGGTCATTTCACGGCGATGGTATGGAAGGGCTCTCGCACCGTCGGGTGTGCCATGTCAGACAACCGCCAGATACTGGCCTGTCGCTTTGGCAACAACTACACATGTGCCGATGAAAAGCAGTCCGACACTCCTTGTGGAGACCCGAATGCCGATACAAGCAAGTGCAGTTGTGGAGTGTCCGCGTTTACCGCAAACCTGGATGGGTCTTATCACGACAATGTCAAACCGAGGATCAGGACGAAAGACGAATGCAAGGCACTCCTCACCGCCAACCAGCTCCCGACTTCGGCCCCGTCTGCGTGCGTTTGCTCATCAAACAAGAGACCAGCCACGACCGCGCCAGCCGCTACTGCGCAAGCGACTGCTAAACCATCGACTACGCCAATCGCCAGTGTGCAATCGACGACAAAACCATCGACTGCCTCACCAGCGACCACCGCACCCGCCACTACAAAACCAGCGACCACCACACCGGTTGCCACCACACCCGCCACTACAAAACCAACGAC